AATGATCTTGGTATGAGGATCACGCCCCATAACCCACGCAGGAAACAAATAACTCGCAAATTCAGACTTTGTATGACGCGGAGGCATGTTCACGATGAGCCTCTTTAGCTCACCCTTGGCAACACGTTCTAACTTCTCAGCAAAGATTTTGTGATGACTGCCGCCAATAAAACTTGGCCAGACATGACGAACAAACTCCATGAACTCGCCCTGAAGTTTATCACGATCATGTAACTCTTTATATTTGTCCAGATGCTTACTAAGCTGCTCTAACTCAGCATCAGTAAGGTATTCTGTATTTATGTTAAAGGCTTCGTCCACAGCCCTACGCTACTCTAAGCGCCTCCAAGAAATCACCAGCGGCCTTGTCCAAAACCGCGCCACCATCCTGAAATGCTACCGGACCATCACGAGGCAAGTCTCTTGGGGATGGCCGTGGGGATGGACGGTTAAGCTGTGCCAACAAATCCAAGAAAGATTGCGGAAGCCCAACGGATTGAACTGGATCAATGTTTGGCGCGGTCAAAAGAGGACTGGTCAAAACAGGAGCGCCACCAATGTTCACAGGGTCACGCGGCGAGGGGACCACAACATCTGGGGGAGGTGCTGGAGTGACCGGATTATCTGGTCGAGTAATCATGTTCGGGGGCGGAGGTGCAGCAGGTGGCTGTGTCTGGTCTGCCGCCTGCGCCGCCCTTAACCTGTGCATCTCCTCATCCTGCGGATCTGGACTGTCATATCCGGCTGGAAGAGGATCAACAAAGTAAGAGCCAGTTGCCGCATCATATCTGACACGATCACTGGTATTATCGAACAAGCCAGCCGTAATCGGATTGTAGCCGGGACGCCCTGTGTAGCCACGACCACCCTTGCCAGAATAACCAATAATCTGATTAGTCGAAGAATCAATGACCGGGAAAATATCGGGATCGCCAGAAAGCACATTCTTCTCAATTTTTGTGGCCATCCCACCACCCAAAGCTTTGGCCAATATACCAGCAGGACTAAACCCAGCATCCGCGCCTGCGGTTCTTTTGTTTAAATCGTCAACTACGCTTCTTCCGTCTATTTTTTCATTGCCAGTGCCTGTAATGCGGAGATTGGCCAAATTGGCTAACTGAAGCTCTGGAGTGTAAATCTCTCCAGTAGTATCGCCGTCTTGACCTGTCAAAAGAACAGATGAATCTCCGCTGCCTGTATACGGCCCCGGAGTTGGCGGATTTCCTCTTGCTATGGCCAATTCTTCCGCAGGGCTAAGAGCGTCAGGATCCGCGTTTCGATCAATGATTGGTGGCGACGCAGGCGCTGGAGTGAACAACGGCTCATCACCACCCGGACCTGTGGGCGGTACACTGTCTGAAAGAAGATCACCTGAAAGAAGATCAAAAATGTCCATACCATAATTCTTGTCCCGCTGCGTCCCATAATTCGGAGTAGTAATCGGGTTTATAGAACGATCTGATGTAACAACCGGATCAGTTAAGCTTCTGCGCTGGAACTCCTGAACTTGCCGTTGGAAATCATCATTATCCGTATAAGGGTAAACATTTCCTACAGGAGCGCCGGTAGAAGTTGGCGGTGTATATACTGTATCGCTAACTGTTGGCCTGACGGTAATGCTGGCAGAGCCTTCATCACCAGTACCTATATTTTGTACAACAACTGGATCAGGATCAGGATCAGGATTCCCCATGTCAATCCCTGCATTTTCTCCGGGGTCTTCTTCATATTGAATATCAGGAGACTGTTGAGCCATATCCAAAGCACTTTGATACGCATCTTCAATGGCTTGTTCAGCAATAGGTGAAGAATAATCTTCACGCTGCTGATCAAACATGTAATCAAACGGACTGCCACCATTCGCCATGCCAACAGGACCACCGTCTTCATATAACTGACGCTGCTGTAATAAATCAGACTGCGGCTGCATATTCATAAAGTCTTCAAACGACCCTTCACCGGGCAACACCACACGACCCATAAACCCGCCCTCACGCTGACGACGCGCATCCTCTTGGGCCAGCCGATACCTTTCCATGTCTCCCATCTGACGGCTGTCATTGGCTGGGTCGTACATGCTTTCAAGATATCCGGGCCGCTCTACGTCAAAAAAACCACTGGTCGTTATGCTATTGGCAAAAGGAAAACCAGACGGCATCTCCATAGGCGTGTTCATCGGCTGCTTGTAAACACCACTCTCAATGTTTGGTAAAGCAGAAGGCAACGATCCGGGCGGCGTTTGCATAACACTGCCAATACCACCACCCATACCCTGACCACCGCCGTAAATAACAGTGTTCAAAGCCTCGACCATCTGGCCAGACATCTGACCCAAATCCTGCAAACCACCAACAACGCCGCCATCAGCCATCGGCGCAGGAGCAAAAATGTCTACTTGATCCATCGGAGACATCATAGGTGCCGGAAGCATAGGGGCAATTGGCGCAGTAGTAGGTGGGGTCTGCATTCCCTGCATGAACGACTTGAACTGCGCCCTCTGACCCGGATTCGTGCGTATGTCTAACTGCGCCGGTTGCGGCGGTGCCGCTTGCGGCGGTGCCATCGGCCCCATAAAATTTGCCATGCAACTGCCCCTTTATGAAAATATAAGGGGAATCATATGTTATTCAGGAAATTTTGACAACAAATAGTCAATCTCCTTCAAACACTGACGTAAAAACTTGTCAGTCGTAGCATCCGGACCCTCATGACACTCAACCGCTAAACATAAACGACTTATGCGATCACGATCAAAAGACGTTAGGGTACCTGCCGGATTAGGAGAAACCTTCACTAAACCATCAGAGTCCCTGTACGATAAATAAGACGCCGCTAACTCCACAGACCTCGGTATGTTCTGATCACCAGCCTCATAATAACAATACATACGATGACTCACACCCAAAGCACGAGCCATCGCAGTCTGCGTCATACCCAAAGCACTCCGCTTGTCACGAAGCTCCTTGCCGTCCCACATGCTGTAAGATTCTTTAGCCTTGTACACCCTCAACCTCCTCTAACATCCCATGACGCATCATGTCTGACGCAAAGATCTCCTTGCTCTCAAAACGAATGGCCTTGCCACTCCAATCGCATGCAAGTGACGCCGCTGTGCGCATCCATGCACCATCGTCCTCGTCAGCAGAACGGTTCACACTACGCCACGCATCCAAGAAGCCAGTGGCATCCGGTGCCTCAAACTCAACAGGATCACCCATCTTTAGTACAAACTTCGGCATATCGCCCTCCTTCTGTTGTCTGAACACAATGTAGTGCAAAGATTGCAAAAGATCAAGGAAAACATGATGTAAAATTTTTTTTAAAATTTTTTTTGGCGATTGTTTGAGTGAAATAGGGCGCGAAGCGCCGACCGCTCATTTTGAGCGTTAGGGGGGTTGACATATACCCCCACACCCCGACGCTCATTTTGAGCGTTTTGCATAGGGTACCTAGCGCCGCTCATTTTGAGCGCATGCCGATTGCTGGCGTTTCAAGCGCCATACAATGCGAACAATTGTTCGGGTTATACATTGTACGTCAGACAAAAGAAAAGGCCGCCAGCGGCGGCCTAGTCTCGGCGGTGGCGCTAGCGTTATGCTAGCGTCTGCCGTCGCGTGTTGAAGAATTCAAACGTTTGATCATCTAGACCGGCCCATATTGAAGTAACTCCACACCGGTTTTCAGGATAGAGCGCGACACCACCGGCCACCGTTGTCTGGTATTCTCTGGCGATTTCATAACCATTTAGATCATGGCCGCCATTGCTAGTGCCGTAACGGTGACCATACGCCTGTTGTGTATGGGTTATAATGGCGGCGTCACCATGCGCGGTGCGCCACTCTGAAACACGGGCGCGGATAGTATCAGCGGTCCAACCGGTTGCCGCGCTCAGATCGGAAACATGCGCGCCACCATCGCGACGGCACATGTCCCACATTACCGCCAGACGTGACCCTGTACGGTGTGGCGCGTCTGGTGTTGCTGTTGTGATGATTGCTGGCGATACATAATCCAAACGGTGTGCGTCGCTGTACCGGAAAAGAGCATCTAGCAGCAAACACCATGCTTCTAGCTTTTCAATATCCAGTGTGGATTGATGCTGGCGGAATTCAACAGTGCCAATGCGCGACCATGTTTGCAGATTGATTGCACCAAACTTGCCGCCAAGCATGTCTGCCATGCTTGATGCAGTGTCTGACACTGCAAACCTGTCGGCAGCATGGCCACCAAATCCAATAGAACGAATGGACCGGCAAAACCTGCTAGCATTGCCACCGTCGCGCCGTGACGGTGCCAGAATGGCGTCTATATCGCTTTGATGCGCGGCATAACGCTGGATAACGTCACGCACCAATGCAAGCGGCATGACGTCTGTCATATCTTGCGCGACGTAGTAGCAACGGTCTGGCGCGGTATGCGCCGTTTTTGAAGCTTGCCAAAAATCGCGCGGTGACATGCTTTTGACCATGCGGTTGCCAACATGCACATGCAGACCGCAACCGGATTTTGAAACGCGGCCACCGTTGCGCTCGATGAATTCCAAAAGCATGCGGATATCATCATGTGCGCCGCCTGCCATATGAAGCGGAAACGGTGGCAATACAAATTCGCAATCAACATTTGGGCTGGCGTCATATTTCGCTTGAACCCATCCGTAACCGTTACGATCCAGCAATTCCTGCCAATCATTCACATTAAGCTGATTACGGTTGGCATTGTGGATTTCGATTTCGGCACCGCCGGTCAGGAAAACGTCATTTTCGATCATGTTAGTCATTGATTTTACTCACTTTTTTGGTTGATGTATGGGCATAGCTTCGCCCTTCACCTCTCAATATAGTGGCTTATGCAGTCATTGCAAGAACAATTGCACACCTTTTATATATAGAAAACAAATTATCTGCTAAACCATTGGATTCATTGAATAAATCGGCTCAAAAAAATGGGGCCATATCTGACTGAAAATCAACCTAAATCGTGTTAACAAAAAACCAGAACAATTGTTCGGGTTCCAGCTCACATCCGCCCAGATTCAGGACAAAAAAAGGGCCGAACCCGAAAGCCCGACCCCGATTCAGATCCCGATAACCCGAACAATTTATAGCCATGCCCGACCCTCCCCGATCCAAGCCCGATCCTCTGAGTAATCACGAGCGTTATATAGCTCCGACTCGTCCAGCCCAAAGTCCCGATAACCTTCAAGGATAGTCTTGAAATAATCGTTACTAGGGTCTGCATAGCCCGACCTATTCATCTGGTAAGTAAGCATACCGTTGATCATGACTTTACGATAAAACCCGTGCGATACGCCTTCATACCTGTCCAGCGCTGCCTCGTCTTCTGGCCCAATCTCCCAGATGCCTACCGGGAGCATATCTTCAGGCTCCCCGATTTCGATGTCGGCCACACCCCGGAAGATAAGCCGCCACCCCGGAAAGTATGCAGCCCCTAGCGGTGTTGCTGTGGGGCTGCGAACTGACATTTGGCCTACGTTCAAATTAGAGCCGTAGGCAAAGTAAAGTTTTCTTATTGCCATTTGTGGACAACCTCCTCGCCTACAATGTAAGCGTACATATTGACGACCCGCTCTGGATCACTGAGATCAGTTATCACCTCGCCGAAGTTTTCTTCTTCATACTCTTTGACGGTGCGAATGATTTCAAAAGCCTTGTCACCCATCCACTGTTCGGCTTTGTATGTGCCGATAATGTAATAATCCGTGTTGAATGCGTGATGATGCCAGTCGTCTTTGTTTGCTTGCAGCCACTCGCGATCCTGTTCTTTGAGCCAGTCGGTGAAGTGTTCTGCGATTTCGTCGTACTTGTAAAAGTCTGAGTTAGCCATGACGGCCCCCCTTGTTTGGTTGATGTGTATATATATAAGCAATCATTGCACACTTGTCAACAAGAAAAAGCAGAGAAAATTATCATTTAATACTTCTTCTACGGATCGACAGCAGTGGTAATGTCGGCATTGGTAACACGAACAATTGTACGGGTTCTGAGCTGCGGGCAAAGAAAAACCCCCGGATCCGTGCAATCCGGGGGTCAGATCCAAGGGTTGCCCTGAATCTATTTCTTGTACATCAACACCGCTCCGAGTCCGAGGGTTGCAACGGCGATGTACATAAGTCCGACATGAATCCAGAACGCTGTGTCTGTCATCGGCTCTACTCCTGTTAGCAATACGAGCAGCAGCATTCCTACACTCGCAATACCAAATCCCAATCTAGGCATAGCTTCCT